TATTCATAGAAAATATGAAATCATTATACTCATCAGGCTGCAGCGGTGCTTCGCTGGCCTGTACTAGAATTCTTTGTAAGGATGCCTTTGCAACCTGCGCGACAGTAGCCATTATTCGAATGTTGGTCCTTTCTTCTTAGCAGTACTCGCACTCTGTCGGAATGCGCCAGCAGTAGGCGCTCCAGCGCTTCCCGGCGATCTCATGCGCTCAGGTGTTCTGCCCTGCGCTCTTTGCCGCTTTATCCTTCTCCGCTTCTTGTGGATGTTGGAATATAGACCATCACTCATACTTAGCACCTTTGCTCTTCATCGACTTAGCGCCTTTACACTTCCAGCGCTTGCGACTCAAGTTGTTAGGAGTATTGGGATCGTTCTGCTTTTCTTTTGGCAATCTTTTCTTGATGCCAAGAGACCGGGCACAATAGGAATCACCCTTACTTGTACCCGGCTTGACTCTCGGACCACCTCCTTTAGCTTCACCAGCCTGCCCGTAGGAGACTCGCTTGCCACTTTTAGTGACCTTAACTTTAGCTTTGCCCTTTCTCGGTTTTGGCATAAAAAACAGGGAGCCGAAGCTCCCTTAATCTCAATGGAGAGTTATGCTACGCCGAAACCTTGACCAGCCATAAACGGATTGAATGTTGCGTATGCAGGCAACAAGTCAAAACGAATCTTCTGGGTGTTGGCATCACCATCTGCGTACTTACTAACTCGAATGCTCATACCGTCTTCAGTAGTCGCAATAGTGTCAGTGGAGTAGAGCTAGGCAGCTTCACAGTACCCATTCCAAATGCTTGCTTAGTGAAGAACAAGTTTGGTTGGTACAGGGTAGCTGAAGCACTTAGGACAGTAACTACGGCACCGTTAGCAGGTGCAGCGTCAACAGTGTTGTACTGACCATTGGCCTCATAGATCGCAGGACCAGCAACAACAAGGTTACCAGCGCCACTGCCGTTAAGAGTAACGTCAGCAGTTACAACGCCTGTCCAGGGCACATTAGCGCCAGAAGCGTCAATCATAGCTGTGCGAGTGTCTAGGTTTAGACGGTTCACATCAGCGATTGTAATCATATCACCAGCCTTAACTACCATATTTGCTTGGAGAGCAGTAACGGCAATAGTCTGAGTCATAGTGTCCTTAGCCGTGACATAAGTTGCGTCAGGAGCTGCAGACAGAGTACCCGCACGGTCAGCGCCAGTGCCAGCAGTAAAGCTAGAAAGAGCGTTAGATGTCAGCGCTCGCATACCACCAAAGTTCTGAGAGATTTGTGCATTCTCCCAAGCGGTACGAACCAACTGATCTGAAGCGTTCAGACCTTGCTGGATATTAGCAAGTGCGCTAGTAGTGAAAGGATTCATCAGGTAGTAGCGTTCTGCAGCAGCAGGTACGCCGATAGAATCCATCAGTGCACCAGCACCAGCTACATCTCCCCAAGCATCAACAGCCTGACCGTGAGCACCATACTTCAGAGATGCGTTCTTGAGCATAAAGCTCGCAAGGTCAATCTCCAAATCGGTTACGATTCGTCGTGCCATTGGGTTAAGGATTTGCTCCAACTGGTCGAGTTCCAGAGCCTCTTCGACGTTTCCCCACTCAGTGGCTACGGTGAAGTAGTTCTGTACAGTACCAGTTGCTTTACCAGCAATGATGTCTGACTTTGTAGCGGATGAAATATTACCGCCAGAAGTACGGATAGAGTTGTAGTCGTGTGGACGCTTGAAGTCTACATTGCTACCACTTGATGGGTTGAATTTGCCACTCAGGAGTTGAGTGTCAACGGTTTTAGTAACAACCCGGCTGGACTCGAATGCCTCTAAAAAGACACGGGCCACTTTCCGGGTAATATTGCTATTAAGATTATTAGCCATTTTCGGATTACCTCATTCATTCGAACATTGCCCCCTTCGGTCCTCGCGCTTTAGGCGCAACACCAGCTTTTGCTGGCTGATTAACCGGATCAGGAGCGGCATTTACTTTAGGTTTCAATGCAGCAGCCTTTTCTCGTACATGAGTTGCTATCCTCACCGCAGCTTGCGCCGGACTCATAGACCGGATGGTGTCTAGCTCGGTTACGTTCTGACTGAGGTACTTTGTTATAGCTGGTCCCAGATCGTCTTCTAAAATATAGTTGACTACATCATCTGAGATGCCAAACGCGGCAACAGAATTACCCGCTGCCTGTAACTCTTCATTCGTAATACCAAGCTGGACAGCTCGCTGCGAGTAGGTAGATACCTTCTCGTTCAAAGCCTCCTGCTGTTTCATTGCCTGCTCTTGTTGCAAACGCTGTGCTTCCTGTTGTTGGAAGCGCTGCTGTGCATCAAATGCAGCCTGTCTAGCTATGGCTTCATCGCGCATTCGGAGCTGTTGCTGATACTCCTGATCACTCAGGGCATACGGGTCCGGCTCCTTCGGCACGTTTGGCCTTTCCTGCTTTGGCATCTGCTGCTCAAGGCTTGATAAACGCTGTTTTAGCTCTTCAGCTTCTCGCTCTTTTTCCCTGAGCTTGAAAACTTTCTCAGCTATAGCTTTATCAAACGCCTCTTGCTGCCTATGGTCAAAGACAGGTTTGGTTTGTTTTTCCTGAGCCTCCTCAGTATCCGGTGATGAGTCGGAGCCAGTTTCCTGACCTTCGGTTTCTACGTCTTCAAGCTCTATTTCAGCCTCATCGACAATATCTTCCTGTTCCATCTTACCTTCCGTAAATGCCGTCAAATAAACGGTGACGTTCCGTGCCTCCAAGTAAGCGTGGAGTTCGCTGTAGCCTAACTATACCACATATTGTGATTTTGCAAGCAATATACCTGTATCAAAATATTTTGATATAGATTTATGAATCTGGCTGTTGATCCTCCTTACCCATCATTCCTAGTGCGCCTATGGCAACGAGAGGAACGGTATAAACTTTCTTAACGTCATACGGGTCAAATATTGCTGCAACCTTGCCCAGCTTTGAATCGTCAATGTAATACCCAGTGTAACCGCTGTTAGATATCAGCTTTTCGTATTCAGTAACGCCTTTAGCTTTTGATCTGATGTTATCTGGGTCAGCCCTTAAATCGTACATGAGTTCTGGCTCTACCTCGATCTCATAACTGATTCGTCCTACTCCGCTCTCGGGTCTGTATGGATTTTGTGATGCAGGAACACCATAATACGATCTTTTGACGAAATCTGGGTTTCCTCTGGCTCTGTTCTGTTCTGCTCGGGTTCTTCCAGATAAGTTTCTTCCGTATCGCTCTGGGTCAATTCTTTCGATCTCTCTTGGGCTGTAGTGGATGAGCCTGAGCTTTCCATCGTCCGTGATTGCTCCTTGAAGCCCGCTCTCGCCCGCTTGCAGAGTATCGAAAAATCTTTGTCGCTTATCATCGTTAATTACCAAACCGGCCTCAGAAACATATCTGGGCATTAAACCTGTCTTTTGGTCAGCAAATATTGTGTCTTCTATGTTTGCGGTTCTGTTTGCTTCGCCATACGGCCCAAAGTTCAGAAAAGAGTTCTGGCCTCTTGTTTCGCTGGCTACAGCCCTTCTAGCCTCTGGGCTAAACATACCTGCGTGTGACTGATAGGCATTCTCTTCGCCCATCGCCCTGAATCCAACACCGGGCTTAGCGTGACCATAATAATCGTGGACAGCCCTGAATATGTCGTTGTAGGTTGCTGGCTGCCCTCCAAGAAGCCTGCCAGAGTCCCTTAATAGTGGATTCCCGCCGGGATCAAAATTTGGGTTTGAGCCAAATCCCTCTACCGAAGGAAATACCGCAAGCCTTTTATTGTCATAAACATCTATCAGCGCTTCGTATGGGCTATTTGCATACGGGTCTACACCCGGCTTCATAAAGTAAGGGTTTACACCAGCTTCCAGCATCGCATCATATTGAGGCATCATTTCCTCAATCATTCTGTTGTACGCGCTCGCAACTACTGGATCGTCAGGCGTGTGCTGCATTATATCGTATTCCCTTGCAGCAGTGCTTGCTATCTCTGGGTTTACCTGAACATATCTTCTCAACGAAGTGTAAGGCACTCCCGCCGCCTCTGTTGCCCTGACCGCAGCAGCCTCTGCCTCTGGATTCTGCCCAATCCTGACAGTCCCTACATTTGGGATGTTTGGTGTGCTGGGAGCGCCGCGTAAAGGCTTATCGCCTATCTTTTTAATAACCTTTGCCGCAGCATCGCCAACAACGGGAATCATGCCAGCCGCCAAAGCCGTGGTGTCTATAGCAGTGCCTATCAGATCACCCGAGCCAATAGACTGACGCAGGTCTCCTACACCAACCGCATCGCCTACGCCGGGAATGAAGTCCATCGCTCCTACCGCAGTATCTACTAGCTGGCCTGTGCGATAGCCTTCTCTGCCTGCAATATTGCTACCGCCAAAGAAGTCATTTAGAGCTGATCTTGCGGTCTCTCTGAACGCAGGATTGAACGGATTGATTGATTTAGGCGCAGCCATCACGCTCTGATTGGACGGCACAGGAGCCTGCGCTGTTATGCCTCTGCGGCTCAGCTCCCTTGCGGCTTCCTGTCTGTCCCTCTCATCAACTGGTAAAGGATTCTGCTGTGTGTAGCCAGACAAGCCCTCTACGCTCATCAATGACGTAGTAGGCTCAGGAATAAACTGGCGCAGAGATGTTTGCTCAGCCACCGTTAGCAATCCTCATTAGGTCCACGTCGGACATCATAGCCATCCTGGCTTTGCGCTCCTGCTCATCCATCATATCGGTCATCTGCTCTTGGTTGTCTAGCTGATCACCAAATGCCTTGATGTTGGTGTGGTCTATCGTAGCGCCAGCCTTCTCAGCCTCTACCTGCGCCTTGATGCGATTGGTTTGGGCGTTGAAGACATCAACCTGCGTCTTGGCTTGCTCCGCTACCAGCTCGTTCTGATCGTTCTGGGCTTGTAGCTGTATCCTCAAAGTGTCGTTCTGTACCTTCTGGGCATCAATCTGGGCCTTCATCATGTCAGCCTGAGCTTTCATCTGCTCTGCCTGTGCGAGCACCATAGCCGGATCAGGAGCCTGCTGCTGTCCTTGCGCCTGCATCTTAGCGGCCATCTCTTGCAGCTCTTCCTCGGTCATCTGGGATTGCGGGATCAATCCAGCAGCAATCATCTGTATCCGCTTGCGCTCTGCAATCTGTGACGCCGCCGGAGTGGCTATATTCTGCAGAAGCAAATCGCCAGCAATCTGCATCAGGCTAGGATCAGTCTGAGCCAGCGTTGTGATTGCTTCGATGGTCTCCTGCTGACGGTTGCGGAAGCTAGGGCCAGCCCGACAGGTAACGTCATACGTTCCAACCTGCAGGTCGTTGACGGTGACAATCTCGCCTGTGGCGTTGTCGATCACCTTCTGATTGATAGGCACCATATCGTAGGACTCATCCTCTCGCAGGATGCGAACCTGACGCTCTGTGTCGTAGACAATCGGTATGGCATCCTTTAGGAGCCTTCCTGTAGCCGCTACCGCAATCTCTAGGCCGCGACTGTACTTCATCGTGCTATTGGTCCCACGGTCCTGCAACTGCTTGATAGCAACGCCAGACTGTAGACCGGGATTGTCGCCCATATTGGCAGCGAACATACCAGCCGTCTGACCTATGATTGCTCGCATAGACTCAGATATCCGCGCTAGTCCGGGATTGACCTGCGAACCTCCCTGCTGCTGTGGCACGGCAGGTGACTCTGGGTCTACGTTGTAGAATTGAACCGGATCAGCGTTGGTGTTCAGAGTTTCGAGCTGCTTCTCATGCCCTGAAGCCTGCGCCATAGTCATCCAATACTTAGCTCTCGGAGCAAGCGCACCTTCCTCAATCTCACGCGATACGCTGTAGTTCATCACCCGCTGCGGATCAAGCAGCTTCTCAACTACTCCCCAATAGATTGTCTTATTCTCGAATATCTTGAAGTTGGCGTAAGCAGGGACCACTGGGACTCGGCAGAATACGGTCTCTTTCTTGTCCTCTAGGAAGTCTTTAGCGTCAAAGAACCTCGAACAAACGTAATGCTTCTTGCGGGTCCGGCGCTTTGCCTCGGTTACACCAATGTCAGCAAGGTCATCTACAACTTTTTCGAAGTCCTCATTAACCTCGTGCACTTGACCGTTGGACATCATTACAAGCTCTCGGTCCTCGGACTCTAGGTACAGAAACTCACCAACCACAATGCACTCAGCCTTGTCGTAGTACGCTTCGCCGTCCCGTCCATCACTTACGCTTTCACCAGAGCCTTCAGGGAATCTGGCCTCGTACTCATCCTTTGCCATTGCGTGTAGTACAAACGCATACCGGCTGTCGGACTTATCTTGATTCTCTGCTGCGGGATCAAACCACACCCGATCTACAAAGTTGCCTATGTGCTCAATGGCTAGATCTTGGTCGAAGCTATTGTCATCAACGTACTTCTGTACCACACGCCAGCCATCCATCCCGCCGACAACCATATTGCGAGCGCACTGCGCATAAGTAGTCTTGGCGTTAGACATCTGCTCGATGTTGCGGATGATGCCGTCATAGGCAATAGCAAGGTCTTTAGTTGCATCGCCTCCAGCTGGAGATACTCGGATATCGTAATCGGATTGCTCGATCTCAGAGGCAACCTGATCCACGATTGGATTGACCATATCAAAGGTGTAACGCGGCTTGGCTTCGTTAGAGTTCCACCAGTAGGGCTCCCACTGACCATCGCGCTTATCAAGGAACAAATGAGCTTCTCTGACGCGCTCACGGTTGTCCTTGTCCGCTTGCTGGCACTTATCCAGAAGCTCGATAACGTCTTGATGCTCCTCGTAATCTGCCTTATAAGCAAGGTCATCCTCGGTAGCACCGCGATCCTCTAGCTCTTTGCCATCATCATATTCTGCCATTCTTCCATCCCGCAAAGTTTATAGTCACTGCTTTAACAGCGCTGGCTTTAGGGCTGTGCAT